TTGATCGGTCCTAAGAATCTTTAATGCTTCTAGAGCTTTATTATGACTGTAACCATAATACTCCTTCACCAATTCAAGATGCTCAAGAGTTTGTTTTTTAACCCAAGGAGAAAACCTTTTCCTTGGCTTCAAACTATTTATAAAAAAATCGTATTGGAGTTTTTTAGGTAGATGACAATTCTTGTTCATCTCATTGGCATACAAAATAGTATCAGTAAATGATGCCAAGCATTTGTTTACAATAAAAGGTGGATAATCTTTTTCCGCTTCTGGGTCTTCTCGAAGAAGATTCTGTTTTGATTGATTAATTGTGTAAAGATAATCTTTTAATTCATGCTTCATAGAACAGCAGTCACACCGATAACTTTTGCTTTTGGATTGCGTGCCAAAGCAGTTTGCTTAGCATCTTGATAATTCACTGCTTCAACGATTTCGTCAAAGACTTTACCACCAACGTAGAGTTGAACTTTACACTTCATAATTAAACAGCACCAGTTCGTGCCGACTCGCTTGATCTGTATTATAGGACCCTGTGGACCTCATGGTGTAAGTATGGGCAAATTCTCCAACTGTCCACTCTTTGAAGCGTTCCTTCACGAGGTTAGAACTGTTGTAAGATACCAATTGAGAACAAAGGTGACGATCACAATCAAGAGCAAACTTATCGTGATCAAATCCTTTGTGCATTGATCCTTTTCTGCCATAGAGATTATCCTTAATATCATAAGGAGGATCAAGATATACAAATACACCCATGTCATCTGTCAGAAGAGTATCGTAATTATAGTTAGTGATCTTCCAATTTTTAATCAACTCCCCATATCCAGGAAGTTTTTCAATACCATTCATAGAAAAGTTACTAACACTTGCCTGTGCCGAGAAAGAAGATGATTCTGTCAGACCAGAGAAACTACATTTATTAACGATATAAAAAGCAACAGCACGATAAAAATCTTCTGCTTCTCTATGATTAAGTTGAATCTTCATTTCATTGAAGAGTTGTTTTGCAAGATACGGGGTGCCATAATCTTCTTTATATCCTTTCAGAACTTCGTAAAGTTCTTGTGGTTGATCACGTAGAACACACCAAAAATTATAAAGAGGATTGTAAAGATCATTAATCCAGATTTCTAAAAAAGGATACCTTTTAGCAACTTCGAGTGCTACAGAACCACCACCAATAAAAGGTTCTCGGTATTCATCATATGTTTTTAGATCAGGTATATATTGGAATATTTTAGATAATGCTCTAGATTTTCCACCAGGATATCTAAGCGGCGTTTTCAAGGATTTCATAATCAATAGGATGATACTTCAAAAATTCACGGAAGGTTAATTTCATTTCCTTCTGAGTCATGCCACAATGAGCAGCGGCATTTGGTAGATTCATTGTAGCACGAAACAAACCCCAGTTTGCTTCTGCTACATTTTCTGGTGTGGTTTTAACTTTATTCATTGTTAATCATCTCAAATTCTTCAAATTGGTCAACAGATACTTCATGCTCACCGCCTACAAGATACCAATGAGTTCCTTCACGTACTCCAAGGTATTTCATCTGATCTTCTTCAAAAAAATGTTCACGCATTGCTGCTTGAATTTTGAGATGAATCAGTTCTGCTTTAGTAGGTACTTTCATTTAAATTCACAACTCATCATAATTTCAGTTAGACATGCTAGCAAATTAATCTCTTGATCAGGAACAATCTGAATGTCTCTCATGTACTTGGCAATAATAAGAACAGCTTCTGGAATAGAAGATGATTTAAGATGATCATACAAACTATCATAGATCTTTCTCATAATATAAGAAGGATCGTTGTTGATGTTTTCCACTACCCATTTCTTGACTACAGTAAACTCTTTGTTCTTAACAGAACGAATTAGATCATCAAGATTTACATCAGAAATATCTACAAGAATAACACTGTCGATCTTACCTGTAGCAGCATGGCGTTGGGTTTCATTGAGAAGGCGGCGCCAATCTGGATAGTATCGTTTGATAAGTTTGATCAAAACTTTATCTTCATACTCTACAAGATTAGAATCAAGAATACCTTTCAAACGAACAAAGAACTTTGCTTGAAGTTTATCTTCCTCTTCTCGGTTGATTTTAAAATCAATAACGGTACATCGTGAATGAAGTGGGTCAATGATTTTATTTGGGAAGTTACAGGTAAAGATGAATCGGCAGTTGCCGTGGAACTCCTCTACGGCGGTCCTGAGGGACAGTTGAACGTCGCTGGTGGTGTTGTCCGCCTCATCGATGATGACGACCTTGTGGGCGGCGCCAGAGGTCAATGAGACCGTTGTGGCGAACTGCCTGACCCTGTTCCTGACGGTATCAAGGAACCTTCCCTCATCCGAACCGTTAACGACGATGTAAGACGCTCCGATCTCATCACATAGGGCTCGGGCAACTGTGGTCTTTCCGATACCAGCACTGCCAGTAAGTAAAAGGTTAGGGATCTCTTTCTGTTCAATAAATCCTTTAAACGAATTTTTAATGTTCACTGGAAGAATACAATCATCAATTGTATGAGGACGGTATTCTTCTACCCACAAAAAGTTTTTATTCATCAAGGTTCCAAAGCAATATAATAAGTAAGATCAAGAGTAGAATGTTTCCACTCGGTAATAAGATGTTTGGAGATTTTAACATTATATTCGCCAGGAACAAGGCGAATATTTTCAACCTTCATAAACATTTCATAATCACCAGTAGTTTCGCCATTAACTACTTGAGAATAAGTGTTACTAGTTTCATCTTCTTTGTCACACAGAGTCAGAACAATCTGTCCATCTTGAGATGAGAATTTAAGATCATCAATCTCATAAATGCTATGTGCTTTGAGAAGCGAAGAGATATCTTCGTTAGAAAGTTTAAATTCAATATCAGATCCAGGGAACCTAATATTTTTTTCTGGTGCAGATTTCAAAGTAATTTCTGGATCAGAAAAATAATACTTCATGCTTTTTCCTTGACCAGTAATCAGTACATAGTTAGGATCACCAAACTGAAGAACTGGATCACTGAACAAAGAAATACCAGAAAGGAATTTTGTTAGATCGTAGATAGCAAAGTCTTGAGGAAACTCTTCTTCACAAACGAAAGAAGCGATAGCATTCTCTCCGATGCTGATAGTTTTAAGTTGACTGCCTTGACGGATAACAATCGAAGAATTGATTGTGGCATAGTTTCGGAGAACCGAAAGTGTTTGTTGGGAGAGTTTAATTTGAGTCATTTGAATTCCTGAAGACCATTGTTAACACGGGAGTAGTGGCGATCAAAGTGAAGCAGCAACATAGCATAATGAATCACTTTGAGAAGATCACGTTTGTTGTGACCATCTTTATCTCCATAGCGGCTGCCATATTTAAGGATATTTGCCTGACAAAAATCAGGTGCTAGACCCTTCGCTGCCATCAGATCAATAGTTTGAATCTCAGAATATTCATCTTCATGACCACAGTAATGACTACCGTAAGTACTTACCACATAGTCTTCAATATCTTTGAGGATCTTATCCTCATTGTATTTCCATTGCATTTTTTATGCCTCCATAATATAATCTAGATCATCATGATAGCACTCTTCTATCGTGCCGTCAAGATGTTTTACAAATAATTTGAATTGGTAACCACCAAGGATACGAACGGTCTTGCCGTTTTTGAGAACGGCAAGATCGCCAACATATCCGTGAAACTCAGAATGTTGCTTTTTCATCTTCTCCTTGGGCGTTGGCATCAATTTTATCATACAGTTCCATGAACACAGTTTTAGTTTCTTCATCAAAGCGATTGACACAGACTTCAATTGCTTTCATCCGTTTGCCGAAAATACTGAAAGCACGAATGATGTGAGTCAATCGACGGGTAGAAATAACCTCATCAATGCCACCATCTTTGAAAGTCTTACGAATAATGTCAGACCACAGAGACAGTTTCTCACAGAACTCAAGATCATTCTGACCCAAAGATGCCATCATCTTTTCAAGAATCTTCTGCTCAATTTTTTGAGTAGGATACTCTTGCTCAAAGGTGAGAGCAAATCGCTCAAGGAAAGCTTCATTGAGAACATTGGTGCCGATGAAGCGACCGTCATCACTACCCTTACCTTTGGTATTAGCAGTAGCGATCACAGTGAACCCAGCAGCAGGTTTGATATAGCGACCAATTTTTTTAAGGAAAACTCCTTTGCCTTCAAGGATAGATTGAAGACACATGATCTTATTGCTGGCAAGATCGATCTCATCGAGCAGAAGCACAGCTCCACGCTCAAGTGCTTCAATCACAGGACCGTTGTGCCAAACAGTATCACCGTTGACAAGACGGAAACCACCAATCAGATCATCCTCATCCGTTTCGATAGTGATGTTTACACGGATCAGCTCACGCTTCAGTTGAGCACAAGCTTGTTCAACACTGAAAGTTTTACCGTTGCCAGAGAGACCAGTGATGAACACAGGATAGAAAATACCAGAAGAAAGAATCTTCTTAAGATCACTGAAATTACCAAAGCTGACGAAGTTATCATCTTTAATAGGAACAAGATTTTGTACAGTAGACTGCTGAACTTCTACGGCAGGTGCT